CGAAGATAGCTCTGCAAGCTGGGAGCAAAATTTACAGCAATAGACAGAAAACTAAAATGGCTATGTCTGATGCACAGCTTATGCACGCAGAAAAGATGGCTCGAGGTGAAGAGCAATACCAGGGCAAACTTTTAGAAGCCCGTCAAAACGACTACAAGGACGAATTCGTTCTTGTCATTATTTCGGCCCCCATCATTGTGTTAATGTGGGCAGTGATGTCGGATGATCCAGCAGCTATGGAGAAGGTAAAACTCTTTTTTGAGTATTTCCAGTCACTTCCTAGTTGGTTTACTAATTTATGGATACTTGTAGTTGCGTCAATTTTTGGTATAAAGGGTACACAAGTATTTAGAAACGGAGGAAAAAAATAATGAAAAGATTTGTAGGTTACTTAATAAGTAAAACACCAAGAGCTAAAAAAGTTGCACCAACAATTACGCAACCTAAACAGCTTAAAAAAACAATGAAAAAGATTAAGGAAAAATATAGCGGTATTAGCGTTAGAGAAAAAGAAGAATCTAGAAGATTAATGAAAACATCAAAATTAAAAGAAAAAAGAAAAGAAGGGATCAAGGCCGGTAAAGAACTTAAAAAAATGGTTGAGACTGGTCAAGCAGAAAAAATAGGAAAACAAATTTTCTTTAAAAATGTTCCTAAAAAAAGAACAGGATCGGGTAAAAAAGGTGAATTTGTAGTTGATAAAATAGAGAGAAAAGGAAAAGCTAGAGGTGGTCTCGCAGACGCCGTTGATAAATTAAAAGAAAAGCCTAAAAAGAAAAAAGACAATATTAGAGAAAAAATCTTACCTAAAAAGAAACAAGATAGATTAGAAGAATTAAGAAAAGAACTTGGTATGAAAAAAGGTGGCAAAGCAAAATTTCCTGATCTAACAGGCGATGGTAAAGTAACTAGAGCCGATATCTTAAAAGGTAGAGGCGTGTTTAAAATGGGTGGTAAAATTCAGAAAGATAAAGAAATGAAACCACTTAAACAAGGACCTAAACCAGGATCTTATGATTATTTTTTATTGAATAAAAATAAAGGAAAAATGAAAAGAAAATTTGGTGGAACAAAAGGAAAAAAATAATGGCTGGAAAAGGTTTATACGCAAACATACATGCTAAAAGAAAACGTGGTGGTAAGATGCGAAAGAAAGGTGCAAAAGGTGCACCAACAGCAGCTAACTTTGCGAGAGCAAAACAAACAGCGAAAAAAAGATAATGACTAAACTTTGTCCCAGAGGTAAAGCAGCAGCGAAAAGAAAATTTAAGGTATACCCAAGCGCCTATGCTAATGCCTACGCATCTAAAATATGTGCAGGTAAAATTAAAGATCCATCTGGGGTAAAAAGAAAAGACTTTAGAGGACCTAAACCAAGCAAAGCTATGGGTGGTAGAATTTACAAAGCTGATGGTGGAAACGTTAAAAAACGTCCCACTGCCTTTAGAAAAGATAGGAAATTTTTTAAAAAAATTAGTAAAGCTCTTAAAAAAACGCCTCTGATCTCTCCAATCGAAATAGGCGAGAAGTTGGCAGAAAGAGCAAATAAAAAGAAAACGCCTAGATTAGAGCAAGGTGGCAAGGTTAGAGATTTTAAAAAATCAAGCCCAAAAAAACCAAGACCTGCTCCAAGACCAAGAGGTAATCCGCCTGTTATAGGACAACCCTCCCCAAGACCAGTACCTAAAAGAAAACAGGCACCAAAACCAATAGAGAGAACTCCTAAAAGATTAATGAGAGAGTCTAAACCACTTCATCTACTTGCAAGACCTAAAATGATGGGTGGTGGCATGATGAAAATGCCTAGAACAATGTATAAAAAAGGTGGTATAGCTAAAGGTTGTGGAGCTGTCATGAGTGACAGACGTAAAGTAACAAAAATATTTTAACATGGCTGGTCTAAAGACATGGTTCAATCAAAAATGGGTAGATATTGGGAGCAAGCGAAAAGATGGATCGTTTGCAAAGTGTGGCCGTTCAAAACAAAAAGCGGACTCAAAGAGGAAGTATCCAAAATGCGTGCCTCTAGCCAAAGCGAGATCAATGTCAGAGGGTCAGAGAAAATCTGCCGTTGCCAGGAAACGGGCAGCTGCCAATGTGGGACCTAAGCCTACAAACGTAAAAACATTTGCAAAAAGAAAAAGCATGGGTATGGGAGGTTTAGCTTAATGGTTGGAATGTTTGTAAGAGCAGGTGCAAAAGCACATAAAGCTATAAAAAAAATAGAAAAGAAAGCTGACGCAGCCTCTGAAAAATTACTTAAACAATTAAATTCTAAAAAAAAATTAGAAAAAGCTAAGGGATATTCAAAATTACTTGGTATGACATTAGGTGCGGGAGCAGCAATGCCTAGCACAGTAAAAAAACAAGATCCAAGAATTAGAAAATCTAGGGGTGGCGACGTAATGCCAAAAAGAAATAAAAATAATTTCCGTCCGACGGAAAAAGGTGCAGGCATGACAAGAGCCGGTGTGGCTGCATATCGAAGAGCAAATCCCGGTTCTAAATTAAAAACAGCCGTGACTGGAAAAGTAAAGAAAGGGTCAAAAGCTGCTAAACGTAGAAAATCATTCTGCGCAAGATCACTAGGACAAATGAAAAAATTTCCTAAAGCCGCAAAAGATCCAAATTCAAGACTAAGACAAGCACGGAGAAGATGGAAATGTTAAATGAGAAACCCAAAAAAAGGAACTGGTAAACACCCAGGTAAAAAATATGGACGTAGGTTATATACGGATGAAAATCCAAAAGATACTGTCGGCATTAAATTCGCGACTCCAACCGATGCTAAAAAAACAGTTGCGAAAGTATCAAAGATTCGTAAGCCGTTTGCGAGGAAAATCCAAATCCTAACTGTTGGTGAACAGCGCGCCAAAGTTATGGGTAAAACCAAAGTCGCTGCTATATTTAAGAAAGGAAAAGATGCAATTAGAAGCCGTAATAAATAAGTTAATAAGATATTTAAACAAAAGAATACAAGAACTATCTATAGCTGTAACTTCAGGTGGTATTGACACCATGGAAAAATATAACTATATAATAGGACAAATAACAGCCCTAGAGGCAACTAAACAGGAACTCTCTAACCTGCTAGAAGATAAGGAGCAAAATGAAGGAACAGTCATCGACATCAAAAATCCACCTACCAAATAAAGAGCTGGTAGGGGTCAAAAAAGAAAAAGATTTATCAAAAGAAGATTCACATAAACTACCACAACCAACTGGTTGGAGGTTGTTAGTTTTACCTTTTAAAATGAAAGGCAAAACTAAAGGCGGTCTATTGATGGCCGAATCAACTTTAGAGAGACAACAAGTTGCATCTCAATGTGGTTTAGTTTTAAGAATGGGTCCAGATTGTTACAAGGACAAAGAGCGTTATGCTGATGGTCCTTGGTGCAAAGAAGGGGATTGGGTAATGTTTGCCCGATATGCTGGATCAAGAATAAAGATAGAAGGTGGAGAAATACGTCTGCTAAATGACGACGAAGTTTTAGCAACCATCAAGAATCCTGAGGATATCTTGCATGAATATTAATCATAGAAGGAGTAAACTATGCCAAAAGAAGAAAAAACAGTAGATATTGATACATCAGGCGAAGGCGCTGAAATTAATATTGAAGAACAAAAAGACGAGTCGGTAGTAGATACCGAAGCGCCGAAACAAGAAACAGGAGAACCAGAAACAGTAGAAACGAAACAAGAAGAAGTAAAAGAAGAAGTAAAAGAAGAAACGAAACAAGATGATACTAAACTTGAAGAGTATAGCAAAGGTGTTCAGTCTAGAATTGCAAAACTTACACGTAA